CTGAAAGAAAAAATCAAAATCAAATTAGGGGTAATAAAGGTAGTAAGTATTATCAATCTAATAAGGCTAGTGAGTATTACTATGGTTTATTTTGTAGCCAAATGTGTACTAACCAATGGCTAAGTGCAAATGCTAGTACAATAACTAATCACTATCCTGAAATAGATAAACAGATAATATCAGTTGAGAATGCTTGGTATGTACAAGCCGAATATGCTTGGGATAGAGATGGGCATAGTTATGAATACTATCTAAAAAATAAACTTCAAGGTGTTAGAAGATTGATAACACGAGAGCAAGCACAAACACCTGAAGCTATACAAAACCAACATGGTTGGAGAACAATAGACAACGAACAAGCGAAACAATTAGCCATAACACTTAGCTTGGCTAGTTGACACATCACTAATAATATAGTACTATATAGACATCACTCAGTTATCTGGGTGGTGTCTTTTTTTTAACATAACAAAAGGAGTACTCATGGAAAAAAAAGAGATAAGGCTTAACGCAGGTAAGCGTAAGTCTTTAGTCTTAGACTTCCGTAGACATTGTGAGTCTATGGAATGTGACGAAAAGACTGCATACGAGCAGTCAAAAACCGAAGCTAAAGATACTATTGATTCCTCTTTCAAAGTAATGAAAGAAGTAGTTGAAAGAAAGTATCAGCTTGAAGATGTTGCAGAACTCCAACGACTTCAGAGAAAATACAATACTGTTAATGCGACTGGCAAAGACAGTTGTTTTTTTATGAATGTTGAAGGTGTAATGGAAACAGATCAGTATGGTGACGAAGAAGAAAAACGTGGTCACTTTTCTTTTCATCTTGATGGTGGATATCAGGGTAGTAGAAGTAGATATAGTTCTAATACTACAAATTCTGGTATGAACTTTGCATACGCATTGTATCGTGATGAGATGAAGAAAGTAGGTCTTAATCCTGATTGCAATATCGAAGCAGAGATAACCTATGAACGAGGTGCTGATAGATACGATAGACGTAGCAATCCTTGGTTAGCTACTGCTAGAAATGATAACTTACATTTCTTACAAGGCAAACAAGGTAGCCCAAACTATCTTCAAGAATGGATAGATAAGTATGAGTTAAATATCATTGGAACTGGTGGTTGCCGTTCTCGTGCTATACCTTGTACTGAACTTGAGTTTGCTAAGTTTGAAATGATGCACCATTCAAAGAGATAGTCAAAAGCATGACTAAGTTTTCTCAGGTAGAAGACTTTGCTAAGAAGTTTAACTGGGTTATTGCACCAGAAATCTTAGCAGATAAAATGGGAATGGACTTAGTTATCTCTATTGATGACGCAGTTGATTCTATCATGAACATAGGTAAGAAAGCACCTACACTTGAGGAGAAGATTAAGGCAAGATTATTATACGAAGCCCAACAGTCTTCTCTAGCCTCTTAACCCCAAACAATAAACTAGGGGGTGGTTAGTATATATCTAGCCTCCCCCAGTGGACGATACAGGATATCATAAAATGCAAGAAAATACAACGAGTCAGATTGACTCATCTAAAAAGGTATGCTATGATTGTAAAAAATCAGCAGTAATTATTATCAACAAGTATTATTATTGTGCAACGTGTGGATTGCATAGACAAAAGGGAGGAACACTATATGGATTGGCTGAAACCAATAGGCACACGAAAAGATAAAACACCTGAAGAAAGATTATACATTGCGAAGATACAAACTATGATGGAGGATTCATTTGGTTTGTTTGCAGGCATTGGTGGCTCAATGACTTTACAGCAAGAAAGAAACATGATGCAAACTGCAAAGGATTGGTTTGAAACTAAAGAGTGTGAATGGTTTTGCGACATGGCAGGCACAACGTATGACCATGTACTCAAACTATTTCAAAACTTGCAATACAACTATAATACTGGTAAGATAACTAAACAACAAGTTAAGTTTGGAATTAGTAGATTGGAGTTGAAGTTATGAATATATTTCATTTACATAAAGACGCAGAAGTATGTGCGAGATACCATTGCGATAAGCATGTGGTCAAGATGATATTAGAAACTGGGCAGATGTTATCAACTGCATATCAAAGACATTGTGGTGAGCATTTAAGATTATACAAACCTGCATACGCAAAACACCCAATGACAATATGGGTTGGTGATTCACTTGGTAATTATTTATGGTCATTAGATTTGCTTGGTCATTTATTAAATCAGTATCGGCACAGATACAATAACAAGATACATAGCACTGGTCGCATACTTAATAATCTTTTAAAACTTACTGACAATGTCAAAGATAAGTTTGAATACAAATCATTTCTCATACCACCACTATGTATGCCTGATGAATACAAGTGTGATAATTATATTGAAGCATATCGTAATTATTATATCGGTGAGAAAAAACGTTTCGCAAAGTATACGTTAGTTGACACACCTGACTTTATGTGTTAATGTAAATCATCATGAAAAAAATAATCAATAAAATAAATGTGTGGTCATTGTATTATCGAACAGAGATTGTTTGGTTTGCTATTGGCTTTATCGTAGGAGTAATCATATGAAACTAAAAGAGATAGAGGCGAAGATAGGTAAGCTATCTAATCCTAGTAAAATGCCTTCGTATGCGTGGGGCATACCTACCAGTAAATGTATAACTGGTAGCAAGTTAGCAAAGATAGATGGTACTATCTGTAATAAATGTTATGCAGATAAAGGTTGTTATGTATTCCCAGTTGTAAAACTAGCGTATGAAAAAAGATATGAAGCTATTGAATCCAACGAATGGGTAGACTACATGATAGAATTACTTACGATAAAGTACAAAAACCTAGATAAATCAAGGCTTTTTCATCGTTGGTTTGACTCAGGAGATTTACAATCTTATTCACATCTTATGAAAATATTTGAAGTGTGCGAGGGTACACCACATATTAATCATTGGTTAGCTACAAGAGAGTATTCAATTATAGATAAGGTAGAAGAAAAAGATATACCAAAGAATTTATGTTTGCGTGCATCAGCAATTAAAGTAGATAGCCCACCACCTAAGTTTTGGAAGTGGACATCTGGTGTACATAAGAATAAGAAACCAATAGGCAGAGAGTGTCCTGCTTACAAACAAGATGGTGAGTGTGGTAGTTGTCGTGCTTGTTGGAATAGAAATATAAAACAAGTAAGTTATAAAGAACATTAGTGAGTGATACATTTACACTAGCACTTAAGTTTAGAATACTCGTTGAACAACTAGGTGGCGAGGTGACTGAAAAATCTATGTACCTTGATGGCAAGGGTAGTCAATTCACATTTAAAATAAAAGATAAATCTTTTGCAGTTGACTTGTGGGATGAAAGTATAGTGGAGGATTTTAATAAATGACATTTGTTTGGCGACACCCAAAATTTTATAAAAAATCAAAAGATAACTTGACAAATGAATTAAACTATGATAAGGGAATTAATCATGAAAAAATACAAAATAAGACTAACAGGACTAGGAATAGAAGCAGTAGCGATAATACCATTCGAGGAAGAGCCAACAATAGAAAAGATAGAGAATAACGTAGCTTATTATTTAAATAATAATTTAATGAAAGTAGAGGCTAATGAGTTTGTTAGCCGAGATAGATACTTAATAACATACGAGGAAGTGCAAGTTGAATTATAAGCAACAGTTAGAAGTAATTAAAAATTTAAATTTAAAACAAGATCACAAAGAGAGAACTGATTGTCCATTCTGTCACAATAGTAATACAATGCTGATTGATACCACTGGTAATAATATTGGTTGGTATTGTTTTCATGCTTCATGTAAAGCAAAAGGAAAACACGAGGGGCAAAAGACTATGGACTATGTAACTAAAACTTTTGCAAAGAAAGAAGATGATACAGAGTTATCTGTATTTACAATACCAGAAAGTTTTAAGTCACCTTTCTCGCATGAAAAGGCTATGAGATATTTACAAAATAATAATTGTTGGGATTCTTTTATGATGAACAGAGCAGATATTAGATATGATGTAGCACAAGACAGAGTTGTGTTTGTAGTTAAAAATAAATATTCAAATGAATATGCAGGTGCAGTAGGTAGAGCATTACACAAAGATACTTATCCTAAATGGTATATGTATGGCAGTAAGCATGTTCCATTTATTTGTGGTGAGGGTGATGACGCAGTGATCGTAGAGGATTGTGCTTCTGCTTGTGCAGTATCAGGTGTACTAACTGGCATTGCTTTGATGGGTACATCATTGGTAGATACACACCTTGCACATATCATGCAGTATAAAACTATTTATGTTGCACTAGATAGAGATGCAACAACTAAGTCTTTCTCTATTGCAAAAGAGTTAAGAGCAAAAGGTTTTACAAATGTAAAAGTAAAAGCACTTGAAGATGATTTGAAGTATTTTAAAACAGATGAGATAAGGAGTATATTTTATGACTGAGGAAATGATGAAGGAGATACTTGATGACTGGAATAGTTGGAAGTATGATATTATGGATATGAATAAATCTGAGTGGAATCAGAGAG